GTTGTTGGTGCATCCGGTGATCGTTATCCTGGATGGATCTCAACAGAACAAAGTTATTTTGATATAACCAATGAAGATCATTGGAAGGAATATTTTGATTACAAAATTCCAAGATATGATGAAGAAGTAGCACTTGGAGAGTTTGAAGGAATGCCGGTTATAAACAGGATCTTAGCTGAACATGTGTTTGAGCATATGAATGAAATGAATTGTGAAGTTGCATTGAAGCTGATCTATAAATACTTGGTGTATGGTGGAAGGATCCGGATTGCTGTTCCGGATATGCTGCATCCGAAAAAGGAATATTTGGATTATCAAAGATTGCCTGAATGGGACCACATATCAGAATGGACAGCAATGAAACTTGCCAGGTTAATGAATAAAGTTGGATTCAAAACACAGATTAAGGAAGGATACAATGATGCAGAATTCTTTCAGATCTCAACCTGGTATAGAATTGATGGACATGTGAAAAGATCTTTTTGGTATGATCCACGAAACATGACAATGGATGAAGGATTCCTTTGGAGTTCAGTTATTGTTGATGGCAGGAAAGATCCAATTGTTAAAACAAAAAAGAAAGGAAGGATAATAACTATATGAGTGGAATAATCAATATTGATAGTGAACTGTATATCAATTTCCTGGAAGAAAAGGTTAGATCCTTACAGGATACAATCAATGAATTAACTAAGGATAATCAGGAACTTGAAAACAGAGTAAGTGAACTGATCGGAATGAATGATCAATTTCATACTGATCATCAGAAAGCAGCATTGTTTGATCAAACTAATACAGCAGCAGGTAAGTTAATGGAAAAGAACAGGAAACTTGAAGAAGAAAATCGAAAGCTGCTGAATATGCTTAACAACGGAACAAATGGAATAGTAACAGTTCATGATGGCATTCAGGAAGAAGATGTTGTTCAATGGAATAAGAAAAACTTTGGTGAGCACTTTCCTATTGCTGCAATTAAGATGATTTCAGATCTGCAATTCATGCTCAATGTTTATAGAAAAGGAAACGACCAGGATAATACTGATCCAGAAACAATCAAAGGACAAAACATTGTAGAAATGATTAATCAATTGGGAAAAACTGTTGGATACAGATTGCTACTTGGCATGATGGAAGAACTTGGAGAGATCGCACACGTTCACCTAAAACGAGAGCAGGGAATTAGAATTGGCAGGGATAAAGAATAATGTGAATACAGGATTAAAGATGGTGTTGGAGATCTGCTTATATATCTGATCAACTATTGTGATTCTCAGGGATTCACAATGAAGGAAGCATTTGATCTTGCCTGGATGGAAGTAAGAGATCGAGATTGGAAAGAGAATCCAATCAATGGATCCAGGACAGCACCGGATCCGATAGTTGAAAGAATTGTTGCACAGTTGGATAAACCGGTTGTTGATTTGGCTGATGAATATGAAGAATCAGGGAATGTATTCAGCATTAGAGCATATAACGTAATCAGAAGTGCATTTCCAAAAAATATTAAGGGAAGGGAACTGCTGAATATACGAAGGATGGATTGGAAAAAGTATAGAAATGTTGGCAGAGTAACACTCAATGAGATTGATGGATTTTATCGTTGGTTGGGAATCAGTTACAAAAAAACAATTAAAGAATCAGAAAAATGATAATAAAATTTTGTATGAAGGTGCCTGATAAGAAACCGAATGAACTAAGGAAGGAACAAGATGATTTTGCTAATAAAGTTTTACGGAACCTGAAACATGATTATGGTGATATGGCAGATAAGCTATTTGATTTTAATCTGCAACCGAAGTTTGGAATAAAAAGAACAGGTAAAGCAAAGATTCCTTCCTGGTTTATGTATTATGAGATTCAAGTTTCACCAGGACAAAAACACAGAAAGGTATGGTTTAAGTATGAAAAATAAAAAAGTAACCTGGGATGATGTTAGTGCTTTTATTCATGGCAAAAATAAAAACCTGATAAAAAAACACTATACAGCAATAGGGAATTATTCACAAGCAAATGGTAGATCTTATTTTTATGCGAAATGTCCATTCTGCAATAATGATCAGAAGATCTATGTTTGGAGTTTTGCAGGATCCGGAAAAAGATGTGAAGGTTGTGGTGCAATGTTTTCCTGGTTTGGTGAAGCATATCATTTCAAAGAATTAAACTTGGAGTCAGAATGATTACTTACATTCTTATATTTATAGCAGGTTGTGTGTTTGCTATTGTAGCACTCTTTTTAATGTCAATATGGATTGAGCATAAGGCAAAAGATGAATATGATCCGGAAGATTTTCAGAAATATGATGCAGGGAAGGAAGATGAACAACTATGAAGATCTTCCAGATTGGGAACTTGAATGGATCTGCAAGGTTAAATCACCACACACAGATGAACATAAACTTGCATTACAAGAGATCCATAGAAGAAAAAAATTAAACAACAATGGTGGATGTATGATACTAATATTCATTTTACTAATTACAATCTTTGATCCAATGTTTGTTGGATCCGGAATAGGATTATGTTGGATCTTGTTTAATATCATTCACAAATAAAGGAGAATGCCTATTAGGAAATAACAGTTATTTATCCAGGTGCACCAGGACAACTAACTAAAAAGCAAATTAAGAAGTGAAACGAGTTAGCACTCATTAGTTGTTAAGCCCAATCCTGGTGCACTTTATTTATTGACTTGGAACCATTAAATACAGATATTTGCAGCATCACTTCATAAACCTTTCAGGTTGTGGATGATGTTGTTTGGATCCTGGTAACGCCTCCTTCCAGGATCCTTTTTTTTGTGCAAAACAGACTAACCTTGACTAACCAAATTTGCTTCTCAGGAAATAAAAACACACTTTTGCGATTGAGATCCCTAAGAAGTTCTCATTCAAAAACAAAATATGGAGTAAGATCCAATGGCGAAGAAACAAAAACCAACCAGGAAAACCGGCAGGACAGACCGGAAGAAATCACATCCACAATTTACAGCGAATGAAATTACTGATGAAAACATTTCATTATTCTTATCAGTATTTCCGGAAGAACATAAAAGATTCGCAGAAGAATATCTATTATGTTGGAATGCTAAGAAAGCATATCTCACAACACATCCCGAAGTAAAAGAATCAACAGCAAAGGTGAATGGATTCAGGTTGCTGCAGAACGATAAGGTGCAGTTATACATTCATTATTTAGGTAAAAAGAATGCTGAGAAATTTCAATTAACAAAAGATTGGTTAATGATAAAGCAGAAGCAAGTATTGGATCAGGCAATGGCAGCAGTTCCGGTGTTGGATAAAAAAGGTAAACCAACAGGTGAATATATTTTTAATGCAACAGCAGCAAACCAGGCAATAAGAAATTTTGGTTATGAAGTTGGATTTGCTACACCACAATTAAAAGTAGAACATTCAGCAGGTAGAAGAATGATGGCAGCAGTTTTTGTTGTTGAAGAACTTAGACCAATTGATATGGTTGATGCATCCTTCCAGGAAGATGTGAATACTATCATAAGAGAGAAAATGAAAAAAGGAAAATAATGAACCTAACCGAACATAAGCACAGTTGGGTATTTCCACCGGATCCTGAAACTGAAATTGATAGCAAAAGGAAAGTTCAGATTATTGTTGGCGATAGATTTGATGAAACACCTACATTAAATGTTATTAAGTTTCAACCACAACCAGGTGGACAAAGGAGATTCCAAACAGCACCGGAGTTTGAAGTATTGTATGGTGGTGCAGCAGGTGGTGGAAAATCCTGGATGCTTATGTTTGATGCATTAGGTTTGCACTTTGGTATAGATGAAAAAACAGGATTGCCACGTCATGAATTTGGAATGAGAGCAATTGATCATCCGGAATACAGAGCAGTTGTATTCAGAAGAAAAACCACACAGTTACAAAAGCTGATTGATATTGGCAAAATGATGTATCCTTATTTTGGTGCACAGTTTGTATTACAACGTAAAGGTGAACCAGGTGCATCATTCACATTTCCTTCCGGTGCACAGATCTTCTTATGCCACATGGAACAGGAAAGTGATATGGAAAACCATCAAGGGTTGGAATATCAGTTTATTGGTTTTGATGAACTTACTCAGTTCACATTGAAGCAATATTTATATCTCTTTTCCAGATGTAGAGGAATAGTTGTAAATGATGGATGTAATCTTCCGACCAGGATAAGATCCACAACCAATCCAACAGGAATTGGTTTAGTTTGGGTGAGAAAAAGATTCATCAGGAATGGATCTTGGGAAATGAAGCCAGGAAAATCACACTTCTTTATTCCTGATCCAAGAGTTGATAATCCAGAAGATAATCCAACAGGTGTAATGGTTTCACCTAATCATCCTGATTTCTTAAAAGCTAAAAGCAGAACATTCATTCCTGGTTTATTAAGGGATAACAAAATACTGATGGAAACTGATCCTGGTTATGCTGCTAACATTATGCAGATGGGCAGGAAGATGGAAAGAGCACTATTGCATGGTGATTGGGATGCATTTGGTGGAGATTTCTTTGATGAATTTGATAGAAGAAGAATGGTGATCAGACCATTTGATGTTCCAAAAGATTGGCAATTGATTGGCTGCATAGATCCTGGATGGAGTTCACCATGTGCATTTCAATTGATTGCACGTGATCATGAAGATCGGATCTATACACTATTCACTTATTATGTTAAAGGTAGAGATCCTGAAACACACGCAAAGAATATTCACAAGATCATAACAAACTTTCCTTATACTAATGGTAGAATGCCTGATTTCATTGTTGCAGGGCATGATGCATTCCATAAGAAGGATCGCTTTTCAGTTAAAAGAACTGATAAATCATTTGCAGATATTTTCCAGGAGAATGGTTTGTATCTTCAAAAAGCAGTAACAGATCGTGTGCTTGGTTGGTGGGCAATGAAACAATATATGCACAACCAAAAGTATTTTGTGTTTGAAAGAATCAATGAACCATTACTTGATGAAATAACTGCTGCACAGCATGATGAAAAGAACGTGGAAGATCTTCAAGGGCAGGGAAATGATCCGGAAGTAATTGATCATGCACTTGATTGTAATCGTTATGGTATCATGGCACTACCTGCACCATTCGCAACAGGGCAGGAAAATCTTCCTGATTGGGCATTGAAAAAGTGGGGAAGAAAGAAAAAACAACACTCAGTCATGGGAGTATAGATTTCTGCTGCACTTGACAGTAATAGTATTTTTTTACTTTATTTGCAAACAAAACACCAAACTTGTTTACAAAAGAAGAAAATACTACCACACCAATCACTAATCCTGATAGATTACTTGGGAATAATATCCCCGTTACTGAACTTCAAATTGAAGTGAAGAATAACAAAGGTGAAGTAATTTACAGGGATTCGACTTTTCTAATTGGACACAACATTCCTTCCACCAGGTTAAAGTATCATCAAAATCTGTTGAGAGAAAAATTTGAAGAATTCAAAAGGAAGGAATTATCATGCCCGAAGGACAACTTAACCAATACGGTTATGTTTCAGGATCCAAATATGAAGATGTAGAGGCAGTTGCCCGAATCGGAACTGCTGAGATGAAACTTGCAAGTGATTTTCAGCTATTCCACAGAGAGATCTTACAGAACTTTTTCAGACTTGCAGGACACATCTATTCATCCGCAGATCTAAAGAAACTTGCTGTTGAAAACAGACCGGATTTTGAATGGAATCTTTTCCTTCCAATCGTGCTTTCCATAATTGGCAATTTCAAAATGAACATTCCTGGTTTAGATATAACCGGTGTTACTCAGGATGATCATACAGGATCTCAATTGCAATCGCAACTGATGGATCACTATCTATACCAGGCAAATGATATTGTTTATGAATTTGCTATTGCATTTCTGTATGCAATTGTTGGAAGGATTGGTTGGTTGAAAACAGGTTATGATCACCAAAAAGATGATGAAGGAATGGTGAACATTTCCTGGTATGATCCATTAAGAATTAAATTTGATACTAATTGGCAAAGGAGAGATACATCCGACATGAGATTCATATCTGATGGTGGATGGTATGACGTGGAAGAAATTATAAATTTGTTCTGTAAGAAAAAACCGGATCTCAGGGATGAAGTATATGAGAAAGGTTTAATGATTGCAGGTGAATCAACAATTAAGAAGGGTAGAATGAAACAGATGTTGATCACTTGGGCTGAAAGATTTCTGAATGCATCAATCCAATATGGTGGAAGAAAAGCAGGTTATGATTCTAATGTTGATAATCTTAGATATGGATTTTCCGGAACCTGGTATAATGGTGATGGGAGATTCAAAGTAATTGATTGGTATGAAAAGAGAATGCTTCCTTCAATGAACATTGAAGATCTTGCAACAGGTGAGAAACGTGATGTGAGTGAAGAAGTTAAATCAGAAAAATATGATCGCTTTTCATCCAGATGGTTTGATCGTGAAAAACTTGGAATGATCAGAGAGCAATACATTGAGCCAAAGGTTACACAGGAATGGAGTGAGATCATATGGCAAACATCTGTTGTTCCTGCAATGAACCTGGTATTGCATGATGGAATGCAAAAATTTCAAAATAAACAATTCAAATATGTTCCTGTTTTATGTTTCGATTTTCATCCAGAGATCTTAGAAACAAAATCTATTATGGATCACATTGTGGATCCTGTTTCTTCTTACAACTTACGCAGGAATACAATTCTAACTTATATTATGAGAGCAGCACATGGTGGTTATCTTGGTGAAGAAAATGCTGTTGCAGGACATGAAGAAGATTTTGAAAACCATGAAATTGGTGGATTGAAGAAAGTAAGGGATGGTGCACTTGCAGAAAAAAGAATTCAGGAAATTAAACCTGCACCATATCCGGAAGGATTAAGAGTAGAAGCAGAGAATGAGAAAGAAGATATTAATCTTATTTCCGGATCTTCACCTAATTTCAGAGGTAGGCAGGAAAGCAGCAAAGAATCAGGTATTTTATTTGAGAACAGAGTTGAACAGGCAAATGTTATGCAGGAATGGATCTCAGAGAATGCACAGGCATCACTTGTGATGGTTGCTAAGAATGCAATATCACTTGGACAAAGATTCCTGATCATGCCGAGAGCAATTATGATTTTACGTGATGATGAAGATCCATTGTGGTTGCCATTAAATCAATTCTATCTTGGCAGGGTAATGAATGATGTTAGTTATGGAAAGTATCATGTTAGGATCTCTAAAACACCATATGGCAGACAAGCACAGGATAGAGAATTCCAGAGAAATATTGAAATGGCAAATTGGTTGATGCAATTCAATCCTGCATATGTAGATCCTAAGATTGTTGTTGAAACTTCACCATTGATTAACAAGCATAAATGGTTAGCACACATTCAGACTATTGAAGGTGATCTTGCAAAGCAAGTTGAAATGATGCAGTTTGAAGAACAGATGCAAAGGCAACAAACAGCAGCACAGAATTACTTTAACATAAAACAAACTATTCAGCAGATGGATAAATCTGATATCGAAAATTATAATATGGCTGATCAGATAGTTAATAATCAATTCCAAAAGAATTTTCTAAATAACAATCCACGTGGTGCAGGGCAATCACAACGTGGTGCCTTAATTAACCAATAATAAAAGGAGATACCAAATGAAACGATTCATTCTTCCATTGTTGATGCTGATGCTTTTCAGTTCAACAATGTTTGCTCAATTGTCTGCAACTGATTCAGATGCAACAGAGAATTGGAATGGAACGGATACAAGAACACTATTGATGATCTATGATATTGATAGTGCTCAGACACTCACCACAAGACAGTTCTCATTAGATGATTTTGATGGTGGAATATCCGCTACACATCCAATTACTGTTTATCATGATCAGGCAACTGATGGTGCACCGGCAACAACTGCTAATCTTGAAATCATCCTTTGGGGTGTTTACAATGGTGGATCTTACACGTATCCGTTAGATACTGCACAAGTTGCTGCTGCTAATCAGGGTGTGGATGATACTCTCTCAACACTTACATTGAACAGTTGGAGTGCACCGGCATATTATTTCACCATTACTAATACAGGTGGAAATGCAAGTGCTGTTACTGTTGTAACAATACCATTGAGAGAGCACAGACGTGTTTCAGAGTTAGATAATACCTGGTAATCCAGGAAACTTAATAAACCTATTCCCTAAGAAGAAAGGTGTAAAATGAACAACTTATTAAATTGGGTAATACCAAATATCTTCTTCCAGAAAGATGGTGGAGAAGGTGGAGATCCACCGGATCCGGATCCAACCATTAAGGAAGATGAAGAACTTGAATTGGATCCAACATCCAAACTTGCAGAAATGGAACTTGAAACAATTGATCAATTATTTGATCGTGAAGATGTTGATGGTGATAAGCTGCTTGATTGGATGAAAACACGTGATGAAGAAACGACTTTGGAAACTGTATTGATTAAAGATGAAAAAGATAAAAAAGATACTGATGATAAAACTGATACGGATGATGATGATGGTAAGGTTGAAACTGATCTCAAAGATGAAGAAGATAAACCAGGTGAAGATGAAGAAGATAAACCTGGTGATCAGACCGACAAAAAAACTGATGATAAACCTGATGATAAAAAGGATGCTGATGATGATCAGACCGGTAAGATGGCTGATCAGAAACCTGGTGAGGATAAGACCGGAACCAAAGCATTCAAAATCACAGAGAACTATATCAACAGGCAGGTGCAAAACTTTAGAGATCAATGGAAGGATGATCCGCCTGATGTATTAAATAAAAAGATCAACGCAATCCAGGATATACTTGATGGCATTAAAGGATCTGAAATGGATCAGAAATCATTGAAGAACTACATCAATGCTCAGTTGTATATCAAAACAATCAGATCTCCATTTGATTCAGATTGGAAACCTGATCAAAAGGTTGTGAGTGATCCTAAATACATTGAGGAAGCTACCAAACAAAAGCAGAAGATGATCATCAATAAAATGAAAGCTAAATTTCCGGAATTTCCGGATGAAGCATTTGATGATGATGATGCACTATCTGAGTTTGAAGAAGGTTTGAGCAGAAGGCAGTATCAGGAATATGATGCTTTCTATAAACAAACCACAGGTGAAATTGATAATGAATATGATCGTTATGTTCATATCACTCAGAATTGGGAATCAATTGCTGAGAGCACTATCAGAACAGATGTTGCATTGTTCAAAGCAAAACTTGCACGTTACAACCTTACACCGAAGGATATAGGAATTGAATCCTTAGATCTTGATGATCAACTGTATAATGAATATTTGTGGAAGAACGTGATCTTCCAGGAAGGTGATACTAATAAACCTAATCCGGATGTTCTAACATTTATGGATGATGTAATTCCAATTGTTAAACCGAAGGAAGTTTATAATAACCTGATGGAAATCAATATGGATGCTATTATCGCAGCCAAAGAACACAAAGCAAGACAGCAGGGATTCAAAACAGGACTTAATAATATGGAAGATCCTTCAACTTCAAACTTACCTGGTAAGGAACACAGAGATAAAGTAGAAATCGAAGTGGAAGATTTTGATAATGATGATCTTACACCTGAACAGATTCAGGAAAAATTAGACCGGATTAAAAATAGTATTGCATCAGGTGCAACAGGAAAATCCGGAAGAAAAACGAGTTAGATTTGAAAAGGTTGATTGCCCGAAGTAATTAAAAATCTTTAACAAATATTTGGAGATAACTGAAATGAGAAAATCATATTTTATGTTGCTGATGGTAGTGAGTGCAGCGATTGCATTTGTGCTTGATGCAACAATCGTTTCAGCAACATCAATCACACTTGCAACAGTTGGCGGAACTTGGACTGACCAGATGCAAATTTTTCGCAGAGGACTTGCGAAGCAAATGGAAAAGCTGGTGTGGAGATATGGAAAGTGGGCACAACTTACTGATATAATTGATGTTGCTAAATATCGGAAAGCAGGAACGTATGCGGGTGCAATGAGTTTACCAACACCTAAAAATCTGATCCACGTGGTGAAAGATTTTGAACGTGAAGGTGGAATCTATATGGATATACCTGTATTAGTTCCATTGACCGGTAAAGGTAAAGTTGGACTTGCAGCACTTAGAGGATCTGAGGAAAAACGAAAGATCCTTACAAAGAAAGTTGCAATAAACCAGGTTAGACATGCTGTTGAAATTCAGGACAACAAAATGTCAAAAGCAGTTTTGAAGAAACCACAGGTGCAGATGGCACTTATGGAACGTGGTAAAAATGATCTTCAAGATTGGTTTAGCAGAAGGTTGGCACAGTTTCCATACCATGCAATACTTGGTGGATACAGCAACAACTTAACTGATCCTGTTGATGGAATTGGATTCAGCATTAAATCACATCCTAACAACTATGTTGCAGGATATGGTAAGGTGCCATTCAGTAATCTGTTCAATGCTGCATATGAAACTGCTGCATCAAACGCACTTGCAACATTGAGTGATGTTCCAACTAAACATTTTAGTTTGGCTAAAATCAAGAACATGGTTTACTTAGCCAACTATCACAAATTAACACCAATCATGATTCAAGGCAAACTTCTTTATCTGATCTTCATTCCACCTGCACTTGCATGGCAGTTAAAGCAGGATCCTGAATATCTCACTTACCTGAAAGATGCAGGTGTAAGAGGTAATGAGAACATAATCTTCACCGGACAATTAGAAGGAACCTTTGTTGAAGGTGCCTATATGATTGTTGATGATACCATGCCGAGTGCAAGGATCTCAGGTGATACAGGTTATGATTCAGATTGGGGAACTGTTAATTATGGTTTAGATACATACATGGCTACACCACGTGATGCAGGAAACAGGAAATGTGCAATCATTTGTGGTGCAGGTGCAATCACCGCAGGTTATGGATCTGAACTTTCATTCAGTTCTGAAACAGCAGACTATGAGCAGTTTCTTGGTGATGCTGCTGATATGATCACCGGTTTTGAAAGATGTGATATAATTGATGATGATAACTATTTTGGAAATGGTGCCGGTGCATTCTATGAGAACAACAGTTCTCTTGTATATTGGTTTTATGCAGAAGATCAACTTACTGCTATTTAACCAGGCAGATAATTAACGTGGATCTGAAATATGATCCACACTTATTAAACAATTATTGGAGATAAAAGAAATGAAACAAGTTTTGAAATCATTTCCGTTAATCAATCTCTTATTTATCCTAATTGCCGGTGTGTTATTCCTGGTTGATCAAGCACTTGGTGCAGCAGCATCAGGAATATCATTTGCAATGGCAGCAGGTGGATCATTGGAAAGAAATGATCAGGTTGTTGATGGTGCCGGTTGGGATCGGAAATTTGGCATTGCTGCTGCTTATGCTGCTTTGATGCGTCAAAGAGTATGGATCTCAGGTGAAGATGGAGATTGGTTTCTTGGTGTATATAACAGTTCAACAGCATTCAGTTCAAATGCATCTAATTATAACTCACTTCCATTAGGAAGTATGGTTGTAGATCTTCAAGCTGATAAACTGTATATGCATGATGCTGCAACCACCTGGAAAGCTGCAACATTCAGTTAATAGGTGAAAGCAAAATTCAATGGTGGTGAGTAAGATCACCACCTTTAATTAAAAACAAAAACAGGAGTAATATCCAATGCGACAGCAAATAATATTTGATCAACTTACCAGGAAACAGAGTAAGATTACTTTGATTAGTATCCAGGAGAAACAAGCTGATGGATCCTGGAAAACGTCTGAATGGCAATTACGCCATGCTTTACAAGCAATGAGAGTTCAACCTGATAAATTCAAACTTGCACCAGGTGAAAAACTTCCACAAGGAATTTCTATTGATATGGTGCCACCAGGAACAACAATGAAGGATGTAGAAGAATTTGAAAAAATACGTGGAACTGTTGGGAAAGTTACCAAAACAACTTTCGATAATGTATTGGAAGCAATTGAACAGGGAATTGAGATACAAGATGTTGAAGTTGAAAAAGATACATCCTATGTGCCAGGTGCAATGATGACTGAAGATCAGATTCCAAAAGATTATGTTCCGCAAGGTGTGGATCTTGAACCGGCTGAATCAATGAAAGAAACAGAAGAAGATGAAGAAAGACCAAAAGCAAAAGCTGATGAAGAAGCAGCACTTGATAAAGCCGAAAAGGGAACACCGGAACTGAAAGATCTCAAAGAGAAAGAATTGAATTTCGATACCAAAGTTAATGCACCAACCAAATACACAAAGAAAACTTTGGAACCATTGGGAACTGATCAGTTACAGGCAATATTGTTGAACTTACCTGCTGTTAAAAGCAAGGATGAAAAATATCAAAAGAATCTGCTCAAAGGTTTGACTAAAAAGGATAAGTTGATCGAGAACATAATTCAACTATCCAAAGTTAAACCAAAGAGCACTAAATGAGCAGATCATTAGACTTATTACAGTTAGTTAAGAAGGGCATTGAAGATCTTCACCTGAAATCAATCAGTTCACCGCAGATCTTCTTTGCCTTATTCCGAGCACAGCAAGATATTGCTACCAGGTTTGATCTAATTAAGCAGCAGATCACTCTCACCACGATTGAAGATCAGGAAGCATATGATATTGTAGCAGTTTCCGGATCTGCAATTACCGCAGGATCTTTTGTTACAGGAACACTATATCAGATCCAATCAGTTGGGAACACAGACTTTACAGCAGTTGGTGCAGCATCAAATAATATTGGTGTTGTATTTACAGCAACAGGTGCAGGAACCGGAACCGGAACTGTTAAAGCTGCTCACAAGGTTGTGAAAAAGATCTATTCAATGAGAACACCAACCGATTGGTATAAGCTATATTGGAAAACAGATGATCAGATGGATATAATTAGAATGGAACAGACAATATCTCAACCATTATTTGTGATCTTCCGGAATGATCAATTAGAATTTTATGGTGCACCAACAGATACAGGTGATCAGGTTGTGTTGCAAACTTATCTGCATTCACCAACATTGGAACCATCTGCAACTGTTGAACCTGAAACACCACAGGGAATGGATGCTGCATTGGAAGCATATGCTATTTATTATTTACTTCCAATTGATCATCCAAGTAAAGCAGCACTCTATCAGTTGTATGAAAAGATTTCTGATGATAGATATGGAAAGCTGCACAATGTTACAAGTAAACCAATTGTTCCAACAGCAAAATGGTAAATGAAAGATGGCAACACCAAAACTTAACAGATTAGCAATTGCATTTATGCAAAGGATCCAGGATCCGATTACAGAATCAGCAGGTGTGATCACAGCAGGACAGTTGATCAGATCTGTTGCTGAAATTGAAAGTTATGTGCACAGAGCAGGACAGATCTTTTTTAATGGTGCCTGGAATGCTGCACAACCTGAGAATGAATCACCTGGATCTATGAGCCATAAAAACAAGTTTCTTAATATGTTTCCTGAACTATTCAAATTTAGATCCATCACACTTACTTATGCATCCGCAGTTTCACGTGTGGATATATCAACAGTTTATAATGATATTTTTGAGATCCTGGATTCAGTTAAACAGGGTGGTGGTGGATTAATCGAAGTTTGGGATCCATCAAAACTTGCAGATTGTATTGCTGAATCAGATCCGTTTTATTCTCCACCACGTGTAAACAGCAGCACACCAGGAATGATCTTATCACATCCTTACATATATGGATTTCCAAATGATCTTGCGGATCCTGGTGGATACACATTCACTCTCAACTATATCCAGAATAATAAAAATCCAATTACAGGTGCAATTTTAGTTAGTGGTGGAACTTATGATGTTCCTTTCTCAGAACATCACATTGATGCTATTGCAGAGATCGCAGTTGGAATTTATAAGAAGGATGATTTCCAAGAAGATGCAGGTGGATAAATGGCAAATTTAATTCCAACAAAATTTTTAGACTTCAAAGGATTGGAAAGAAATTCTAATCAACCGGACAGGCAATCGAATCTGTTGCGGATAAAAAATATGGATACACATCATAAACCAGGAACACTTACTTTACGTGAAGGATATGAACTGAGGTATCCAAAACCTGTTGATGATGATTATTCAAGATTAGAGAATACTGAGTATGTTTCCTTTGATAACTTCTTTGAACGAACCGCAGGGCAGGGAACGGAAATTACTGTATTGGTTGAAAAGAGTGAAGTTGTTGCACCAACAGTTTCCGGATCTAAACTGAATAGTTATAAATACAGATCAGCAAACGTGTGGATCAGACCTTATTGGAATGGAACCTATTGGTTAGATGCATGGCAATGGTTGAATGAATCTTTCATTACTAACATCACAGTTGCACCGGATGCTACATATAAAAACAAGATTCAGTTTGAAGGTTATTTTGGCAATCTTACTCAATGGACAATTCTTAACGTAACTAAAGATACACGTGTTCCTGCTGCTGTTATTAGAACGGAAGAAAACGGAACCAACACCGATTGTTGGTTGAGTGATTGGGATCCGCAATGGGATGTTGATGATATTGTGGTCCTTATGAGAAACTATATTCCATTATCTTATCAGATCCAGAACTATGATGTATTGAGAAAAGAAATTTCATTTCATAGGATCCTGAGTAAAATGAGAATTGGTTTTGGTGGAAAAGAAGGAAGGTTGGGATATGGGATCCAGTTTGTAAAACAAACATTGCAATTAGCTGATTATTCTTTTACGGCAGTTGACCCGACAATAGTTGGTGATGAATTTATTTATGCAGTAACGAACAAAGTAGTGCTACAACCTTATACGGCATTCAATGATAATGAAGATAATTACAGAATCATAGTTGATCACGATACCGGCAATTTCATTGCAGGAACATATGGATTCAGAATGACAGTTGTCTTGGATGGAACGGATGAAATTATGGTGGTTGACCATGAAGAAGTAACTCAGGATCCATACAAGTTTATAGTTAAAGGACAGATCCGGTTAGGATCTTTCAACAGAAGAATCACAGCAGTTAAATTTTATTTTAGTGTGAGCCTGGATGATTACTATCTGATAGAAGAAAAAGCAGTTTCACTCCCAAATGAAGTTGATGGTGGTGCATTCATCAATTCACCGGATTGGACTTTGTTGGAAAATGGATGGATCCAAACAGAATCAGTTGCAGCAGCAGCAGATCAACACGTTGAATCAAATGCTGCGAGTAGTGCAGATACAAATGCAGTTGGATCTTGGGGCGCTTTTGGTGGACACTTTCCTCCACCAACAGTTGCAGTTGTAGCGGCATCAAACTTTGCAATCAGAACCACAGCCAATGGGAATGATTGGTTAAATCTGAATTATGATATGCTGCAATTTTCTCCATTGATTAAAGCAGGTGGAAAATACACACTAACAATAAATGCAAAAGCCTCTGTTGCAATGAAAGCACAGTTGGCATTAAGATATTTTGATATAAATGATGTTGGGCAGATCCAATACTTACCATCAATTTCAATTGGAACCAGTTATGCATCACAGGATGTTAATATTACAGTTAGGGATGATTTTACCAACAGAGCATCATCAGCAACATTTTTTTATTTTGATCTCACAAGAGAAAATGGAACCATCGCCACAGGAGATTATTTTGAATTGGAAGAACTTAATTGGAAAGAAACAGACACACCATATGTTGATGCAGACACTGAACTTGGATCTTCAATGCTTACTGAACTTGGCTACCAACCAACATTCAATATTGTTAGAGATTGGATACAGGGAGTGATATTAAATGGAATTACCTGGTTAGCAGGATCCTACATAAAAGATGATGGAAGATATGATAATAAACTTTTCGGATCTCAGATCTCAGGACTTGGTGCAAATATGCATGATGTTGTTCCTGCACAAACAGTTTTAGATGTTGATAGATATAAGGGTGAAGTTATAGTTGGCATTGCAGTTCTATCAAATAATAGTATTGTTGCACTTAAAGATGGTGCAATAATTATTTTGGATCCGGATACAGGGCAAAAGTATGAAACAGCAATTGGTGATGGTTGTGTAATTAAAAACACTATCCTGGTAATCCGGAACACTTTATATTGGCAATCGAATGAAGATGTTTTGAAGATGGCAGCATCAACAGGTTACATTGCTGAACCTATTAGTGATCGTTACGTGAGAGATATATTGAATCAGATCACAGACAAAACAACAGCACATGCAGTATTAGATAAATATGGTGCATATAGAATTGCATTGGTTGATGATAAAGAGGGTGTTGAGTTTCCGGAACTGCTGTTGCATTCACGTGGTTGGGAAAACCAGGAAAGATACCATCATCCGGAAGTATATCGAAACGGACTTGGTGGAAGGGTTTGGTTTATGAACGAAGGTGATATATATGCATTTCCTTTTGATGAAGATGCTTTCATTGGTTACGCTGATGTTTATGGTAATTATGATTCAGGTTGGTAACAAAAACTAATGGAGAAATAAAATGAAAAAACTTTTTTTGCTTCTGATCTTTTTTGCTGCAACAACAGCAGCACAGGTGTTTGATGAACCGATTGATTCAACCACACATTATAATTTCAGATTGTATGCTCAAAGTGCACGTGTTCCATACACCATATTAAATGAAGATAAAGAGAAAATTGATTCTCTTATCTATGCTTTAATTGTATGGACTGATACAACACAACACATCTTAGTTACTGATGCAGAGATTGCACCAACAGGGCACTATGTGTTAAAGATCTCTAATTATGCAACAGGGATTGATTCATTCACAACAACACTCACAGCAGATACATTTACAGTATCCGGTGTGGACACATTAAATGCATATGAAGATCTGTTTTGGATCCAGGCACGTGGTGGAACTTCAATCACAGCAAATGATCAATTCATTTATACTATACTTTCTCCAAATAAAGTAATAGTAACAAGACCGGCATCCGGAACATCCGGATTGAAGTATGTTTGGAGAATGATAAGGAGATATTAAATGAAAGAACACATCTGTAAATATTGTGGATGTTTAACAACACAACCGGATGAAGAATGTTACAGATATAGGGAACCTGGTATGATTACATCTGATCGAGCAAAATCAATTTACAAGTGGATCCTGGTGATCCTTTTTGCCTGGTTAATGAGCAGAATAAGTTTTGCACAGGTTGAAGAAATTGCAACTACCTGGACTTATCCTGAATATGATGGTGTTGCATCAACAGATCTTTTAAGCACAGGAATATCAAAACCTGTTTTTCATGGTGATACTTTAATAATTGCAACACAGGCAGTTTCGACAGTTGGTGAATTTGCAGCAATTTGGATTCCTGGACAGGATTCAATTACAAGATTCAAAGCATCAACTTTTCAAGCTGCATTCACACACAACACTTTTAATTACATTATACGTGGTGATTCACTATTCAGATTTTCACAGAGGTCTAATGGAGTATCTGAAATATGGTATAGATCACCATTGGATGGATCTTCTGAAACAGCATTAACAGCACCAACAATAGGAACCAATGGATATGCAGGAAGATTATTTATGCAAAACGACACTATGTTTTGCCCTGTATCCGGATCTTTTCAAAAGACTAAGTGGGGATCTGCAAGTTGGGGAAGTGAAAGCTATAAAAGTTATTCCGGATCACCTGTTGATAATTTCAAGTTTGATGATGATGAAGATGTTTTCTTTGTATATACTCATTATGGTTTGGGATCCTTTTCAGTTTCATCAGGGATCTATGATTCATCATTCATAGCAAAAAGAGAATCCACAACAGGACAATTAACATTCTTAGAGTTAATTGATGATTCACTTTCCTGGAGAGGTGGAATAACAGGATACACAAATGGATCAGGACAAAAGATATTGTATGTATATGCTCAATCACCTAAGAAGATTGGTGCAAGGATATATAAATACAATATTGATACTGATGTTATTACTCAAATTGGTGATGCAGCCACAATCACAGGATTAACAAATTCAACAGTTGCAATAAATATGATTAGTGCAAGTGAAGATGGAATTTTATGGATGAGTGCAGGTGATATAATTGATACAAACACAACATCAAGCAGGATCTATCGTTATTCACCAGGATCAGGATCCTGGAAAAGAATGGAAAGCAATCCTGCAACAGCATTGTGGAGTAATACAATCGGATATGCACCATTCCAAATAAAAGCAGTTGGTGATTCCTGTTTTGTTCATTGGACTCCATCAGAAATATTGCATGAAGATAGCACTACATCACATGATCCTTCATCTGTTTCAATTTCAGGTTGGTTGAGTGCATCAATTGAATTAGAAGTTACATATCCAAATGGTGGTGAAACATTTACTTCCGGTGAAGATACTGTTACAGTTACCTGGACAGCAGCAGGTGTTGATTCTATTTACATTTATTATTCAACAAATGCAGGATCTTCCTGGATCCTGGTTGATTCAACAGGTGAATCAACTTATGATTGGATTGTTCCGGATGTATTGACATCAAAAGGAAGGATCAGATTGGTTGATGTTTTTGGTGCAGCAGAAGATCAGAGTGATAACAGTTTTTCAATCTTACCAACAGGTGCAGCAATAAACATATTAGAACCGGATGGATCTACATATACACTATCAGGAAATCTTTTGAAGATCCTGGTTGAATCATATTTGGTTGATACACTTGCATTTTACTTTTCAACTGATGGTGGATCTAATTACAACCTGGTTAGTGATGAAATTCCTGTTGGTGCAGGTGATGGATCTCCACCGGATACAACAACCTATTGGTGGAATGCATCAATCAGTTTAGCACAGGAGATCTATTATAAAGTTGCAACAGCAGGTGATTCAAACCTGGTAACAGGAAATCCGATTGCAGGACAACCATATTATGATAATGATACTTTAACTAATGTTGGACAACGAGGCAGACAACAGGTTGCACAAGGTATTTACAGGTGGAGTAATTTCTTCAAGCTGAATGATAATCTTTATACTTCCGGATACTTTGCATTCGTTTGGGGATGGTATGATTATTATGATGCTGTTTACCTGTTCTATTGGAACACACTTACAAACAGTTGGAGTTCAGTTTTCTTTGGTGCACCAGGACAAGCATTCTATCCAGGATTAAGAGTTTATCATTTGGGATCTGTTCCGAGAATGCTTATGCACAATGAAAATTATGGAATATCTAAAACAAAAGAATGTGCTTGGGATGTTAATCTTCCACCTTCACTTACTTTACCATTAACTGCTGCAACAGAACAGACTTTATCACAGGCAGGTATAAGTGCATCAACATATCCATATCAGAATGATTCTACTGATTCAGATGGTTGGAGATATTATTTATATGGTGATCAGGTTTGGGCAAAGGATCTTGTGAATACAGAAACAACAATTGATTTTTATCTATTGGATCTTGATTCAGTTACTTACCTGGATGGAAATCGTGTTGAGATCTTTGCATATGATTCATTGTTGTTTATCTCAAATAGTGATCACAAAGGAGTTTTGGATCCTTATGGAATTCCACCATTAACAATTCCACCATATGAAATAGTTTACACAGCACCATTGCTGAGTGCACCATACAGTTTTGCTTATGATATTACTTCAACAACAATAATTAGTGGACAATACAGAGCATATTTCAGGGGGATCTATCCGGAAGCAATTTTAGAAATGACATCAAGGAAATAATATGGCACTTGATTATAATCAACCAATTTCAATTGATATTGAAACAGAGAAAATTGATCTTCACACATTACCTGAAAAGATAAGATCAACACATAGATTCCTGTTAAAATTTATAAGCATTGCACCATACACCATTGATGCCAATTGCACAGTTTATTTAATTTATAAAAATCTTTATGATGATACTGAGTTCAGTTTGAATTATACTTTGGATAAAGATGATACCTGGTTTAAGCAGAAACTTCCACCTGCAATAGTTGCACGTGAATGGAAGTTAAGAATTGTTGGAACCGAATTAACAGAAGCAGAGATCGGATCATTAGAAGTTTTGTGGATACCAATCAGAGTTGGAGATCGTTAATGGCAAAGCAGCAAATTAAAAGGTTTAAGAAGTTTCCTGAAATTCCTGGTATGGATAAGGAACTTGATATAATCATCAGGCAGATCTTGGATCAGGTTGGATCTTCTGATGCTGCTTATGGTGAACTGTATAGTTATGCTGATGCAGCAATCACAGTTACAATTTCTGTCGCTTCTACTTATTACCAGGCAACAGGATTTCAAAAAGGTTTAGGCAATAAATTTGAATTGAGCACAAAGGATCTTAGATCTAAGGAAGCAGGATATTATGCTGTTAATGTTGCAGTTAGTTTCACACACGATACTAACAATACAATTTGCCATTGCTCATTATTTATAAATGATGTTGAAAACGAGAAACTTGAAACAGAACGGAAGATTGGAACAGCAGGTGATTATGGTGCTATGAGTTTCACCGGATTGATCGCACTAAAAGCAAGTGATAAAATTGATGTTAGATTCAAAGCAGATAAAACAGGCACAATTACAATCAATCATATTAACTTTAACTTAGTGGAAATTTTATGATAATCAGGACTTACAAAAACACAGATGAAGAACAGATCCAGGAACTTGCAAAGAAGCATGGCATTCTTCTTCCGGATGATGGCTATATGTTAATTGCAGAAGATAGTGATGGAAGGATTGTTGGATACATAAACATCAGAACTGTTCCAATGATTGAGCCATTGATTTCTGAAAATCCAATCGTATCTAAGAAGCTGATGGATGAAGCAATTATGCATTTGAAAACAGTAAGATCTCAGATCATCAGAGGTATTGTAGGTGATGAAGTAAAAGATCTTGCAATCAAAGATGGATTTGAACATGTGTTTGAAGGTAAACACATAGTTGAAAAGTTTATTCCACCATTGACTGATGGTGAATTAAAAAGGTTGAGAGAAAAAAGTTTATTGAAAAATCCTAAAATAAATTGAAAGGAGAACCGTCATGGGCGGAGAATCAGAACAGGAAAAAGCTGCCAAACGTCAATACCAACAGGTGAGTGCATTTGATCCGAGAGTAAGAAACCGGTTTGAAGGTTTGAATCTTCCGTTTGCACCGGAATCATTATTACCTGCATTCAAAAAAGGAACAACATCCGGTGTTAGAGATCTCAGGAAACAGACCGGAACCAATGTTAAACAAGCACAGAAATCCACAGCAGCAGGATTACAATCACGTGGATTTGGTGGATCTATCCTGGAAGATGCTATTGCAAAAGCAAGAGCACGTGAATCTGAAACAGGAACCAATGCTATTCAGAGATTCCTTACTTCCAGATTAGGACAGGAACCAGGTGTGATGGATCTTGCTAATCGAACACAACTTGGATTAACAGGTGCACAGCAGAATGTTGATTTCAGTAACATAGCAAATATGTTCAATAAATTTGGTGCACAGATGGGTGCCATTGGTGGATTGAGTGATGATACACTCCTGGATGATCTGTTAGCACTTGGTAATACAGCAGGTGGATTCATTCCATTGTTCGGTTAAAGGAAAGGAGTAATCATGGGATCATTAAGAAAATCATTGGAGAAAGCAGGATACCTTAATCCATTAGCAACAGGATTGCAGGAGTTCATCCGTAAACGAAGGGAAGAAGCTGATCAGGATGCATTCAATCAAATAATGAACCAGGCAGTTACTAACATTCGCAAAACTTATTCTGAACAACCGGAAGAAGATATTTCCTTTATGCCAAATGCACAAACCAGGTTAGGTGATTTCATTCCACAATTAGGGATGCAGTTACCAACACAGCAAGGTGGTGTTGTTGATGATCCAACTAAAAAAGGAATTGATATTTTGGATGAACCGGAAGATCTTATTCTTGGTGATGTTAAAGGCAGGAAGTATGGAACACTTACTGCTGATGAACAAAGAATGAAGATCCAGAGATCCATTGCTGATGCATTGATGCAGAGTTCTCAGTTGAAAAACTTGAAACCTGGTATGCTTGAAAGAGGAACACAATTGTTGGATATATTTGGTAAAGGATACACACCGGAAAAGATCACCAAAGAATTCAAGCAATTTGATCCAACCAAAGATCTGTTTGAAATTGATAGTGAAGGTAATATCAAGATGATCCAGGAAGGTGTGCAGCAGAGAAAAGATAAAACAATTGGATCTTATATCGGCAAAGATGGATACCATTATACTAAGTTGTATGATCCAATCACCGGAACAGTTCAGGAAATTAAATCTGATCAACCTGTTAGACCACCGAAAGGAACCACAATCAAAATTGATTATCCGGAACCGCAGAAGTGGAAAGATTTTGGATCCGTTATTAATATGATCAGTTACAAAACTGATAAAGATGGAAACCTGGTTGAAACCACACCGCAGGAAAAGAAGCAACTATATGAAGTTGCTCAGAACATGGCACTTGGGAACATGCTTCCAGGATCAGTTGATTTTATGAGAACCAGGATATGGAATGCATGGAACAGAGAGAACATGAGCCAGGCAGACTTTGAAGCTGAAATTGAGGAAGGTTTACTTTCTGGTGAACTATCAGCAGAAGAAGCACAAGATCTGCTTGATTATAATGAATTCAGACCATTCATTTATGATGAACTAATCGAATCCGTTAAAGCAACGGAAGAAGGAGATCAACAGTAAATGGCAAATGGAAAAGATCCAACACAAAAACTTTTAGAAAGAATCCGTAAAAATCGAAAACGATACCTGGATGATGAACTTCTGATCAAACAACGTGATGAAGAAAATCAGCAGAAGATCCAGAGAGATCTTGAAACCGGTGTTGTTGATTCAGAACTTGAAGCATTTATGAAATCCGAACAGGAACGGACTAAGCAGCAGAGAAAAAGAATTGTTGATAGTTTGGAAACAGCAGGTGATGTTAAAGTTGTCCAGGATGGAAAGATCTATACTAAAACCACACCGGAACAAACTGATTTTATGAAGATGGTTGAGCAGCAGCAGAAAGAAATTGCTGAACTAAGAAAAGAATATGATCAGGCAGGTGGAATTGAAACATCAGTTGATATTATGAAAACACTTCAACAGCAAGGTGTTGGTGAAGAGCTTGGTAAGCTGCTTGAAAATCCTGTTGTTGCACCAATCAAACAAGGTATTGAAACACTCATGGGCAACACTCAATATCAATTAACAGTTGATAAGTTGAGAGAACAGAAGTTGCAGGAACAAAGAAATAAAGTTGAAGAAACAGGTGGTGATGTATCTTACTATGATCAGGAACTTGAAAAAATAAAAATCAATACTGATAAGCCATTATATAGAAGGATCTCAGAAGATCTATTGGCAACAACACAGATAGGAATCAGTTTGATACCAAAGGTTATGATCCTAAATGCTGCATCTGAACCGGCAATGTATCTTGGTGGTGAAGTTGGCGAAATGGTTGGTGGAGAAACCGGTAAAGGTATTGGGGAAACACTTTCACATTTAGGACTATCTGCAACACTTGGATTACCTGTTTTACTTGGATCTTTAACGAGCATGGGTGCAACAGAAGTTGCAG